CTGTCGCCCCGGTTGCGGGCGAAACTGCGCCGACCATGCGGCCAGAGCCGACAGTCAGCCCGCGCCTGACGGGCGAGGAACTGGCTGCGACTACGCGCGCCGCAACCGGGTCGGTATTTGGCAAGACAGCGGCGCAACGTATCTTGGCGCAAGAAGCCGCGCCAGACCCGAAAACTGTCGAAGCCGCTAAGAGGCTTGGCATCCAAGACTATTTGCAGCCTGATCATGTAACGACGAATCAGGCGTATCGGGAACTTGCGCAGGCGGTGAAGTCAATTCCCGGTAGCACTGTGCGAGCAAAGGAAATTGAAGACCTAACTCAAGTCGGAAAGCGCGCCGATGATCTGATTCGCGAACTTGGCGGCATAATCGATCTGAGCCGCGTTAGCAGCCGCGTCAAAGAAGGCTTGAGCAATACAATCGAAGATTTGGAAACGCAGGCCGGATTTCTTTACGACAAGATTGCAGAGGCATTGCCACGCACGGCGACTGTTGAAGCGAATAACGTGCTGAAGTTTCTGAATCAGCAGATCATTGATCTCGGCGGGAAGCAGAATCTGTCGCCAATGGAAAAGATTCTGCTTTCCAAACTTGCGCCCAAGGAAGATGGGACGTTGCCGACCTATGCGCTGACAGACCAGCAGCGCAAAGCCATCGGGCGCGCTTCAAAGCAACAAGGGCCTTTTGCCAATGAAGATACGGCATTGGCGGGCAAATATTATCGCTTGTTGACCGATGACCAAGGCGCAGTGGCCGATGCTTTTGGACAAGCCGCAACGTGGAAGGCCGCCAAGGACTTAGTGAGCGTTCGCAAGGGCTTGGAGGACGATATGGTTTCGCTCTTCGGCAAGCAGATCGATCAAAGCCTTGTCGGCAAACTTGGCGATGCCACCATGTCTTTGAGCAAAGGCGATGCCGAAAAGCTGGCGAAGATCATGCAGGCCATCCCGCAAAAGCAGCGTCAGATGGTCGCGGCATCCGCGTTGAATACTGCCTTCGGCAAAGCCACGCAGAACGGCGCGCTCAATTTCAACAGCTTTGCAAATTGGTACGAGGGCTTGCTTGCTAATCGGCAAGCGTACACCGCCTTGGTATCTAACCTGCCGAAAGAGGCGCGCAAGAACCTTTCCGATCTGTATCGGGTGTCGCGCGGTGTCCGCAATGCAACGCGAGAACGGATCACCACGGGGCGCATTCAGGCCGTTACTGCTCAACTAGAAGGTGCTGATACCGTCATGGCCACTATCTATGACAAGGCTAAGCGCGCTGCCATCGGGTTGCCTATTGAGGGCGCTCTTGCGATGGTGGGGATTCCGCCGGGCATGGGGATGGCCTCTGGCGTTACCGCCGCGCTTGTTGCCAACAAAGAAAAGACGATCAAGGCTGCCGATACGCTCATTGCATCGCCAGAGTTCGAGCGGTTGGTTACAGATATGGCGCGCACTGGCGGGAAGCCTAAGCCGGAATCGATTTCGATAGTGCGAAACAGCCGCGCTTTCAAAGATTACGCAAAAGCTGTAGGATTGCGCGGGACGCAGGCGGAAATCAACGCATTCCTTTCCGGCAATCCTCAAGAGGGAACTGAATAATGGCCGCTCTTTCCGTCCAAGTCCCGTATCCGGTCTTTTATGATCGTGATGGCGCTCCGATTGACAATGGCAACATCTACATCGGTGTGGCCAATCTCGACCCTGTGACCAATCCGCTGCAAGTCTATTACGACGAGGCGCTGACGATCACGGCAGCCCAGCCGCTTGTAACGACCAACGGTTATATCTATCGCAACGGCACCCCGGCGCAGGTTTACGTTGATGCGCTGAACTTCTCGATTGCGGTCAAGAACGCCAACGACACGCTGGTCTATAGCTTCCCTGATGGCACTGGCATCGATGCCGGGGCTTCGGCTGCAAACATCGACTTCACCGGCTTCGAGGGGCAGGTCGGGAAGGTCTCCGATCTCGCGGACAACGACGGCTCTGATTGGGTCGGCTTCCTTCAGGCCGGTGCAAGCGCGGTTGCCATTTCGGCGCAGGACAAAATGCGCCAGACGGTTACGCCGCAGGACTTCGGCGCGGTCGCTAATGGTGTCACCAATGACAGGGCTGCGTTTATCGCTGCTGATGCTCGTGGTGGGACGTTGCGCGTCCCATCGGGCAACTATGTCATCAGTGGCTCCATCACGTTCGCGTCAGCGGTCTCTTTTGATTTTGGTGCCATTCTGATTCTTGGTGCTGGTGTTACGATTGCCTTCAACAACCAGATGATCGCAGGGCCGCAGCAGGTGTTCCAGATTGGAGCAGGCGCAAGCGTCACGTTCAACTGGAATAAAACCTCCGAAGGTTTCTCGGAATGGTGGGGCGCTGTACCAAACACCCCCGGCGCGGCGGCGGGCAACGTAACCGCCATCAATGCGGCGCTTATCGCACTGCTTAAAGTGCAGCTTGTGGCTGGTGATTACTGGATCAACTCCCGCATTTATATGGGCCTGTCGTGGCGCGAATTGTCTGGCGTAGCCGAACGCTTTGATGGCGCTATCTCTAATTTCGTCACTCGCATTTTGCAGACAAATGCTTCTTCCGATGTCATTCAAGTTGGGCCTGATGTGTTTCCGGGCAGCATCAATGCGCTGCATCAGGGCAACAAAGTCAACAACGTATATGTGGGGCGCTCAACTGCGCCGAATATCACGGCGGCTGTTAGCGGCATCAAAAATCAATATACGCTGTATGCGCTTTTTGAGAATGTGATGTGCGCCGAAAGCATTTTCGGCTTTCAGTTTTATGGTACTGTTCAGACTCAGGCTTACCGCTGCTGGGCATTCCGAACTATTGCTGGCGCTGGCGGCGGAACTGATCGCTTCTATGGCTTCTACGTCAATGGCTCGGCGTCTATCCCCGGCCTGAACAGCGGCAACGCTTCGCTCTATCTAAACTATTGCAACGGCACTGTCGGCGGAGCGCCCCCGGCTGATAGCGTCGGCTTTTACCTAGATGATGGATTTACCGACGCCTTCCTTGAAAGCCCAGAGGCCACCGCTTGCCGAATTGGTATTCAGGTTGTCGGTGACGGCCTTACAGGGGCGTTTGCGTTTACGAATGGCGATTTGCAAATCAAGAATCCTGTCATGGACGCATTTTCCTACGCGGGCATTTTTCTGCAAAACTGCAACAAGTTTGGTTCGGTTGAGATTATCGGCGGCTATCATGGAGCCGCAGCAGGCGCTCGCGCTGCGATTGCGGTCGATAATTGTAAAGGGCAGATTCGCGTAAATGGCGGGCAGGCAATTATGGTCGGCGCTGTAACATCGTCTGGCGTCAGCATTGACGCAAGCAACGGCGTTACCATTGACGGCACAATCATCATGGAAGCGAAGATTTCCGGCGTTGACGCAACGAACGCAAACAACTGCGTACTCAAGCCTATAGTCAAAAACTACAGCACCACCATGAGCGGTGCTATCGTCCGCATGTTTAGCACCTGCTCCAGAAATATCATTGCGCCTGTCGGATACGGAAGCGCGGGTGTTTATCCTATCGGTGTGCAACTTGTCAGCACTGGTAATAGCTACACTGAGATCAACTGCTCTGGCATGGATCCGGCTGCAATCTCAGGGGGAAGCGGAAACAAGTTGACCATCAACGGTGTGCAGATCACGGCTACTGGACTCAGCGGAAACAATCTTGTTTCTGGTGTTATGGCGTAAGAGAAAAACATGGCTGAGATTGATCAAACTGAGGCCCGGCTGAACACGCACGAGGAGGTGTGCGCCTTGCGGTATGAAGGGATCAGCGCGCGCCTGAAACGCCTTGAAAATGTTGGTATCGGCGCTGCTGGCACGATCATCATGCTTCTGGTTACTATTGTAATGAGGATCGGCTAACCACCGCAGTCTGTTTGAGAGACTGCATTGTAGGGTGATTCATGGCAGTCAATCAGTACGACATCGACGCAGAGGGCGATGCCAAAATTGCTGAGTTAGCTGCTGATCTCGGCAGCAAGAACGCGGCAGCACTTCGACTGGGCGTCAGCCGGGCGGCTGTGCAGAATGCCTGTCGTCGCCATGTGGCGCGGACAGCCGCTGTTCTGTCGCTTGATAGGCCCAAGGCAGACCCCTTGCCGCCAGCCGACTTGCCGTTTGATGAGCGGCTGGCGCTGATGAAAAAGCGTAACGCACTGCGGATAGCACACGAGCGGGCGCAGGCGTGGCAGACTGTGCGAATACCGATCAAAGGCCCATACGCAATCTGTTGGTTTGGTGATCCGCACCTTGATGATCCATACTGTGATCTGGTCGGCTTTGAGCGTGACGCCACGATCTGTGCCGAGACTGAGGGTTTGTATGGCGCGAACGGCGGCGACAGCATCAATAACTGGGTGGGCAGGCTTGAACGGCTTTACGGTGAGCAATCCGCCACGGTGTCCGAGGGCTGGGAACTCGTCGAGTGGGCGTTGAAGCATTTGGGCGTTGATTGGTTGCTGTGGATTCTAGGCAACCACGACACGTGGAATTACGGAAAAAGAATCTTCGACGGCATGAATACCGAACGCATCCTGATGCGCGACTGGGATGCCAAGTTGCAACTGGTGTCGCCGTGCGGCGGCATCGCTAGGGTTTGGGCACGGCACGACTTCAAGGGCCACTCGATGTATAACGAACTGCACGGCCTGAAGCGGGCGGCAATGATTGACGAACACGCCGACATCTACGCCGCGTTTCACAGGCACACGTTCGGCACCGGCCAAGGCGAGTTTGCCGGCGGGCGGCGCTACACGCTGGTGCGCGCCAAGGGCTACAAGGAATCCGACGACTATGCGCTGAAGGGCCAGTTTACGGAGCAGCGCAGCGGGCAGTCGGTCGTCACGGTTATCACTCCGCACGATAAGGGAGCGCCGGCCATTAGCGTGTTCGAGGATGTGCAGGAAGGTGCAGATTTTCTGACGTATAAGCGTAGGAAGGCTAAACTATGACGGCACCTCTCCCTCGCTGGATGAAAACCGCGATGCTGTTTCGCGGGCTAAAGGAAGTTCCCGGCCCGCGCCATAACCCTACAATCTTGGGCTGGCTGGGGTCGCTGCGGGCATGGTGGCGCGATGATGAAACGCCGTGGTGCGGTGTGTTTGTCGCATACTGCATGAAAGAGGCGGGCCTGCCCTATCCCAAGCTGTATATGCGGGCGAGGGCATGGTCAGACTATGGCGCGCTGCTGCGGCCTGACTTGCTTGCGCCGGGCGCTATCCTTGTCTTTGATCGGGCGGGTGGTGGCCACGTTGGCTTCTACGCTGGCGAGGATAGTGGGCATTACTTCGTGCTTGGCGGCAACCAGAACAACGAGGTCAGCGTCATGAAGCTAGGCAAGTCGCGGTTAGTTGCGTCACGTTGGCCAAGGGGCGAGCCTTTGCTGGGCAGGCCCGTGCATATGAAAATCGGAAACCTTTCTACCAACGAGCAATAGGAGGCTCATATGTCTATCGTAAACTTCGTCCTGACGCGGCTCAAAGAGCCATCGACTTACGCGGGGCTGTCTGGCCTTGCGCTGGCTTTTGGCATCTCCAGCGATCTCTATGCCGCCGCATCGTCGGTTATTGCCGCCGTCGCGGGCTTGGTCGCTGTCGTCTTGGCAGAACGCGCCAAGTGATAAGGCTTCTGTCGTCCCTGCTGGCTCTGATTGAGCGAGTGTTTGCGTACTTCGATCAAGAGCGTTGGAAGCAGCAGGGACGGCAGGAAACGATAAAGGAGGCGGCTGATGTTGTGGAGCGCCAGATCGAACTGGGCGAGGCGGCTGTCACTGTGCCTGATGCCATTCGCGATGAGCGGCTGCGCAACCGCTTTGACCGTTCCCGCGCCAGTGAATAGTTACTGCGCCATTGCCAAGCCTATCAGCTATGATAGCAAGGCGGACAGCGCAGAGACGGTGAAAGAGATCGAGGCTCACAACAGCAAGTGGGCTTGCGTTTGCGATAACGACTGCCCGCGTTAGGGCTGCGTCTCTTGTGCGAGTGCTGCGCGAGCCACCTCAACAGCAGCCCTATCACCGTAGTGCATAACCTTAACCAACGCCTCCCGCATCCGCGCGATCTCGGCCTCCAACACCTCGATCCGCTTGCGCTGCCACACTAGCATGTCCAGCGCGTCATCGATGATTTCTTCGTCGCCTCTGCTCATTCCGATCATGTTGCGGCCCCCTTCTGCGTTGGTGCCATTAGGTTAGCGGCTGATCGAATGTTACCATTGGTGCGGGCCTGTTCATAGATGGCGCGGCGATGTTTCCGCAGCGCCTCGCTGAAGCGGTAGACGCTTCCCCAGCCGTAATCGTGCGCCAGTTCAGTGAGTGTCCTATCGCGGATGTCGCGGTCAGCGGGTGGCAGCATCGGCGCGGTGCCGGGCGGGCGCGGCGGGTGGTTGGTGCGGCCCTTGGGTGCCTCCTCTTTGGCCATGCGCGCCTCTACAGACGCCACTTGTGACAAGTGGGCCTTAACCCTTTCATTGGCGTAGATGCGCTTGCGGCTGCCATCCTCGTACAGCCACCAGAACGCACGATTATGGATGATGGCGCGGCGGTTCATGACAGCATCCCATGCGCCGCGCAGATTTTCCGCAAGTGATGTGGGGCGAAGGCGTATAGCCGCTTTACATCCCCGTATTCGCGGCATAGGGCGGCAATGCGCTCGTCTAGGACGCGGGTGGTGCTGTAAAGCCGGTCATGCTCTGCAAGGGCCGCAGCGGCGTCCTGCAAGATGTCGCGCTCCAAGCGCGGTGATGTGGCGGTGGTGGCGGTCATCAGATTATCGCCAGCAGGGCTATGCAGATAAACAGGCAGGCCATCGGTAGGGCTTCGCGGATCATGGTGTGTCTCCTTGGCTGGTGGGGGCCGCAGCCCCCGTGGTGTTAAGCGTAATAGCGATTGGATTTGCGGCGGAATTTCGAGATGTCCATCAGTTCAGCGTCTGCAATATCTTTCTTGGTGGCGATGCGCGCTACGCTGTAAAACCCGCGCTCCCATTCCAGACCTTCGTCGGTCAGCTTCATCGCGCCAAGCTTGGTGAAGCCGGTGCAGTGTGGGTTGCTTTCGACAGACGCTCCGGTCTGCTTGGCAACCTTTCCCTCTTCGAAGGCGGTCATGTCGTGTGCTCCTTGGTTGCTGTTGAGACATCCCTACTAACATTCCCGCACCCTGTAAATAGCAAAAATGCACAAAGCGCATTATTTTATCGTGGCAGCGAACGCATCGATCTGGGCTTGCGCGTTCTCGGAGCCGGGGCAGATGAGACAGGTGTGGCCGACGCTCTCCAGATAGGCGATCCAGTCGGCTTGCTCTGGCGAGACGCGACCGCCCTTCTGCCGCTTCATCTCAATCCACAGCCGCCAAGCTGGGACGAATAGATCAGGGACGCCAGCCGACACGCCTTCGGCTTTAAATCTGGCAGCCGCAGTCAAGGAGCGATAGCCGCCATTCGGTATGGCGAATATCCGCACCGGCCCATACTTACGCCGGAACCAGCGCACCAGATCACGCTGTTCCTCATGCTCCGTTGGGATTGCCGCCTTTAAAACGGCACTTCCCTCGCCTGCACATCGTATGGATCGTGTTCCCGCCAATCCGCGCAGGCGCTTGGCGTTCCCTGAAACTGATCGGGCGGCGTTGCGGCGTGTTTGTGGCAATGGTTCGTTTCCCTGTGGAAAAAGTTGCAATCCCAGCAAAGTCTAGGGCGAGCATTTTCCCAGTCAATCAGCGCAGCCGGCTTTGTCGCGGTGGTCATGCCCATTTCCTCCTCAGCACCCTGTAAAACTTACCATCGCGGCGGTAGTTGATCGTCGCGGGCATTGCGCCAGCGTTGAGCCTGTCTGCCCAATCTTCGAGCGTGATGGCCCCACCAAACGCTACCCCGCCGCTTTGTGCAATATCGGCCACTGCCGCCAGAGCCTTTTGCCCAGCATAGCCCTCGTGCGTGATCGGGAAATACTCCGACACCGCCGGATCACTCAAGCCACCATAATAGGAAACCAACAGCATATCCTTCCCGCTGGCGCGGCTGGTGTGCTTGCGCCAATGCCAGCTTTGCACGGTCATCTCTGCCGCCTCTGCGCCCATGATGTCGTCATGATGCAGCCTTAACGCCACCGGCTCTGGTATCGGGAACGCCTCGCCGCAGGTCGGGCAGACCTTGGCGCTGATATGCACCAATTCGTTGCAGGCATCGCACACCTTGATCGGCGCTTCGCCATTGCCTTCGCCACGGCGTTTCTTCGGTTCGATGGCAGTGATCGGCCCATGCGTTGCCACTACCCCGGCAAAGTCCAACACCAAGCAATGATCGGTATGACTTTTCAGCCGCATCCCGCGACCGGCCATCTGTACATACAGGCTTGGACTCATCGTCGGACGCAGCATGGCGATCAGGTCGATGTCGGGATAATCGAACCCGGTCGTTAGGACATTGGCGTTCGTCAGCGCACGAATCCGCCCGGCTTTGAAATCCGTCAGCAGCCTGTCACGCTCCGCCTTTGGTGTCGTCCCTGTCACGCAGGCCGCTGCGATTCCATACTGATCGAGCAGCGCAGCGATAGCCTCGGCATGGTGGACGCCAGCGCAGAAGAATAGCCATGCCTTGCGGTCGCCAGCCCGCGCGATCACTTCCTCGACAACGGCGATGTTGTTCTCGTCGGTATCGACCGCTGCCTGCAATTCGCTGTCAATGAACTCGCCACCGCGCTTATGGACGCCGCTGGTGTCAAATGAAGTCTGGCACATCTTGCTGCGGAGCGTTGACAGGTAGCCTTTATAGATCAGTTCCTCAATCGACACCGGCTCGATCAGGGCGTGGAACAAGGCAGGCGCGTCGGTGATGAGACCATGCCCTAGGCGATATGGCGTGGCCGTTAGGCCCACCACACGCAGCGCCGGGTTGATGGTGGTTAGATCGGCCAGCAGTTGCCGATAGCCGCCTTCGTCTTTGTGGCTAACCAGATGGCATTCGTCGATAATGACGAGATCGACATGGCCGATCTGAGCCGCCTTTGTCCGCACCGATTGGATTCCGGCAAACGTGATCGGCTCACCAAGCACCTTGCGATTTAACCCAGCAGAATAAATCCCCATCGGTGCGTTGGGCCAGTGTTCCCGCATTTTCTCGGCGTTCTGGCTGATAAGCTCTTTAACATGGGTCAGCATCAAGATGCGAGTGTCGGGCCAGCTTTGAATGGCATCCTTGCAAAGCGCCGCAACGATGTGGCTCTTGCCTGAGGCAGTCGGTAGCACCAGACACGGGTTGCCAGCATTGCCAGCCGCGAACCATGCGTAAAGCTGGTCGATGGTGCGTTGCTGATAGTCACGCAGCATCAGCCGATCACCTCTGCGTCAGGGAATACCCGCTTCACATTCTCGACCTCATCGGTGCCGCACACGCCGGGGTTCGCCAGTATCTCGCGGCTTTTGTATGCAGTCGCGCTGTTCTCGATCACGCGGTCGCCGATCTTCCACATAACGCTATGCCCGTCCTCGCTGGGGATCATCGGCCACGGCACTAGATCAGGATGGATGATGTGGTCATCGCAGCCGGTGTGCTGAAAATCGACCGGGATGTTATCGGCATCATGCCGTTCGCAGCGCCATGTGGAATCCGCCAGAGCCGTGCTGTGCGCGCAGGTGCGGCAGTTGGCGAACTTGGTTGGCTCTGCCTTATGGCAGAAGCTATGCGCTGGACAGAAGCGGCACTGATACCATGTCGGATCAGTGCTGATCGGTGGCGGTATACGATCCGCCAGTGCGATGCGCTGGCCGCGCTCAACCGCTTTAGTGGCAACGTCAGGATCGTAGCGCACACGCTCAATGTGCAGCCGGTCATCATCTTTGCAGACGCCAACGTAAAGCGCCCGGTCAATGCTGGTGCCGTGCATATAAACCTGCATCTGGACGTAGTGCATCGGCTTGGATTTCTCGACGCCGTTCTTCGCCAGATCGTCGAAGGACTTCTTGCTGTGCGTCTTGAACTCAGCAACGTGGCGCTTCTTGGGCGATTCCGGCACTCCGCTTTCGATGATGCCGTCAAGGCTGCCAGAGACGTGACTGCCGAAGTTCACCCGCGCTTGGCTTGATCGAATATCAATCCCGACGTTGCGCAGATCGCGAACAATGATTGCCTCTTCGTTGTGGCCACGGCGGAACAGGCGCAAGATGCGTCCCTCGAACTCTTCCACCACAGCCCAGCGAAATGATAGCCACAGCCAACGGTCGCAGGGATGGCCGAGAGTGCTGCAACCCAAGTGCGGGCGCGGCTTTTCGCTTTGCGATTTGTGGTATTGGTCAATCAGATTCGTTATGGTATTTATCGGATCGGGCAATTTCATTGCTCAGTCTCCCCGTTGCTGTGGTTGAGGCGTCCCCCCGGCTTGACTCCCCAGTGCCGGGGGGACAAACTCTCTTACTTAGCCCAAGGCGGCTTAGCGGTTGCGCTGGTGGACTGCGCAGCCGATGCCTTCGGCATTGCCCCCATCGATCCGCCAATCGCCTTCCAGCCAGCCACTTCGTTGCGGTCTTGCGTGTAGCCGTTGGCTACATCCTTGGCGCTTGCCTTCTTGATCTTGATCTTGATGGAAAGCTGGCCACCGATCAGTTCGTCGGAGTCCTGCACCTTGGTCAAGCCAATGGCCCGCATCAGTTCGCCAAGCTGTTCGCGGCCAATGCGCTCCGCTTCTGGATTCGGGTTACGGATGTTGAGGCTGGCGAAGATCACCCTGCCCTGCTGGGTCGGCCCAGTGATGTCGTAGCGAACGTCAATTTTGGTGCCGGTGCCAGCCTTGGTCTGGCCGACCTCAGCCTTGCTGATCGTGGCGTTGTACCAGCCTTCGGGCAGCAGATCGTAGCTGCGGTCGGACTGGGGGAGATCGTCAGCGACGAAGGTTTCATCGAGGAATGCCATGTCAAATATCCTTGTTGGTGATGGTGAAAGAAGGACGGCCCGGTGTGGCCGTGATTGCGTCAAGCAGTGGGGAGGTGATTTCCGGCTTGGCTGCCTTCCAAGCGGCGGCGTTGATTTCCGGCTTCCACCGGAAGAGGCTTGCAAGATGCTCAGTCAGGCCGTTCTCAGCCGCCAACTCTTGCAGCTTATCGGCGTTGACCTTGCGGTTGATGCGGCCCTCGATCTTGATCTTGTAAGCGTCCGCATCGACGTTGACGGTGCCGTCAAGGTTCTCGGCAATGCCAAGGCTCTTGACCATCGCGTCCTCCAGATCGCGCCGGGTCTTGATTGCGGCGGTCTCGATTGCCTTGGCGTTCAGCCATTGCTGATAGATTGAGACGGTCATGCTGCACCGCCGATCTTGGCGATGATGGCACCGAGATCGGGCGCTTCCCAAGTCTCCAGCTTGCCGGAACGATCCTTGGCCAGCCACGCGCCGTCGCCGTCACACATCAGAGCGCGCTGAGTTGCGCCATCTGCGTCACGTTCGACCCGAAGCGCCAGCACCTCATCAAAGAAGTAGGGCAAGCCCTGCGTCAGTGACTTTCCGGGCATCCCCGGATTGTAGAGGAGTTTCCCCATCTCATCCTGTGACTTTTCCAGCTTCGCACTCATGTAAACATGCTTGCCGGGCAGATCACGGAAGGCGCGGATGAGTTCCTGCATGGTGGTGTTGAGTTCACCATATGCAGCGCGACCGTCTTTGTTCTTGCGAAGTTCGTGCTGAAGGACAACTTCAGCCACCTCGCTGATGCTGTCCAGCGCCACGCTTTCGAAGATTGTCGCTTCCGTCGATGACTTGCACCAAGCGAATGCCTCCATGAGATCATCCATGTTGGCGATTTCGATGTAAGGTAAGTTCGCGTCTTGGATGGATAGCAGCCCACCCTCTGCCGACAGCACCACCGGGTTTGGCAGTGTGCGGATCAGGCTCGTCTTGCCAGCGCCAGCTTGCCCGTAGCAGAGCAACTTGACGCCGTTGGCGGATAACCCGCCCGTCTTCTTCAGATTGATTGCCATAAAGGCTCTCCATGCTTAGCACCTGTCGGCCAATCCAGTCGGTGCGTGATTTGTCTTTACAACGCATATCGTGCGCTTGTAAAGCCTGAAATGTTCAAAAACGAAAGGGACGCACAAAATGCTCAATCTTGAACAGCTACGGACGGCGCTTGATGATCGCAACGTCGAAAAGGTTGCGGAGCGCACCGGCATCCATCGCAACACCATCGGGGCGATCCGCAACGGCACGAACAGCAATCCATCATATGCGACGATGAAGATATTGTCGGACTATCTGGTTGGGGCTGCGGTTGATGGCTGATAATATCCTCCAGTTTCAAGCTGGGCGCGAAGCCGCCATGAATGGTGACAAGCGCGATTCGCGCAGGCACAAAGATTGGCTCGAAGGTTTCGACGCCATCACATCCCAGAGGCTAAAGAAAAATGGCTGATCTCACCAACATTCTTGGCGGCCCGTGGTCGCCGCCAAAATTGGCGCAGCCTGATCCTCCAGCCGCGCAGCTACTTGATGCCATGCAACGCGCAGGGCTGACACCGCCGCGCGAGATCGTGCTGGATGGCAAGATGCACAGGTTCAACTCCGGCACCAAAGGATCGCCCGGCGCTGGCGATAAATCCGGCTGGTATGTGGCCTATTCAGACGGCATTCCAGCCGGGCGATTCGGTTGCTGGCGCGCTGGCATCGAATCGACGTGGCGGGCTGATGTCGGGCGCAGCCTGACCCCAGCCGAAGAAATGGCACACGCCCGGCGCATGAACGAGGCCAAGGCGGCGCGAGATGCCGAGACAGCCCGCACCCGCGAAACTGCCGCCAATACGGTAGAGGCTATCTGGGTCGGTTGCATGGGAGCCGATCCGGCGCATCCGTATCTGGCGCGCAAGGGCATCGGCACTCACGGCTCCCGCGTCACTGGCGACGGGCGGCTGGTCGTGCCGCTTTATACGCCAGATGGAAAGCTCTCCTCGCTCCAATACATCGACGTTGACGGCGGCAAACTCTATCACAGCGGCGGACAGACCGGCGGCTGCTACTGGACTGTCGGGACGATGGACGAGCCGGGGCCGATCTACATTGCCGAAGGATTCGCTACAGCCGCGACGATCCACGAAGTCACGGGCCGGCCCTGTGTCGTGGCCTATTCGGCTTCAAACTTGGTGCCGGTGACCGGAGCGATTCGTGAACTGGTCGGGATCACAACGCCGATCACCATCGTCGCAGACAACGACACATCCGGCACTGGCCAGAAATATGCCGATCAAGCCAGCGCAAAGCATGGCGCGCGGGTGATTACGCCGCCCATGCCCGGAGACGCGAACGACTATCTTGCGGCTGGGCATGATCTGAAGGTGCTGTTGATGCCTCCGCCCGTGACCGATTGGCTAACCCCAGCCGATGACTTCTGCCTTGAGCCTGCGCCGATCCGCTGGCTGGTCAAACACTGGTTGCAGGAGGCTGCGCTTATCATGGTGCATGGGCCATCCGGTGGCGGCAAGACATTCGCCGTGCTGGACTGGAGCCTGCATATCGCGTCCGGCATGACGGAATGGCACGGTCATCGCGTTAAGCCGGGGCCGGTGGTGTATCTGGCGGGCGAAGGCCATCACGGGCTGCGGTCTCGCGTTGCAGCTTGGAAGCAGCATCATGGCGCTGGTCGGCTGGATATGTGGATTTCCAAGACCGGCACTGATCTGAACACGCCGGAAGGCTATCAGCGGGTCGTCGATGCCATCCGCGCGCTGCCGTATCCGCCTAGCCTCATCAATGTCGATACCCTGCACAGGTTCTTGTCAGGAGATGAGAATAGCTCCGTCGATGCCAAGACAATGATCGATGCCTGTGCGGGATTGATGCGGGAGTTCTCTTGCTCAGTGCTGCTCGTCCATCATACCGGCGTATCCGACGAGGCTCAGCACCGGGCGCGCGGATCGAGCGCATGGAAGGGCGCGCTGGAGATCGAGATCAGCGTTATACCGGCAAAGGGTGACGCTCCGATCCAGATCGTGCAGCGCAAGTCTAAAGACGCTGAAGAAGCCAATCCGATCTACGCGCGCTTGCAGCCTGTATCAATCAAAGGCTGGCTTGATGAGGATGGTGAGCCTGTCACCAGCGCCGTCATGGTCGCTGAGGAAGCGCCTCCAGAGCGTCGGAAAGAGTCCAAGCTAGATATATGGCGCAAACTTTTTGAGGCTGCTTGGTGGGGTTCTGGTGCCGAGATTGTCGACGGACAGCCGTTTGTGTCTCGCTCGGCGCTGCTAGATCACGTCAAAAACAAGCTGGAATTGACCGAATCTTCGGCCCGTCAGTACATCAAACCGAGCGTCTCCGACAAACTGATTGGAGCCCTGATTGTAGCCGAAATTGTCGCCGTAATAGATGCCGGATTTGCGGTAATTTGTCCGCAAACTGCCGGTTCGATGGTGATGGCGAAAAACGGCGCGAAATAGCCCGGTAATTACCGGTAACTTTTCAAAAGTTACCGCAGAAGTTATTGAAAACTATAGGAAAAGCATATGCCGGTAACGGAAGCGGTAACGAAAACGGAGCAAGGCGTCGAGCGGTAACGGCGGTAACAGGTACCTTTAGGTACCGTTACCAGTTACCGGCGATGCGGGCGGTATCGATACGGAGGGGAAATGGACATGGAAATCGGCCAGATTCTAGAAGAACGCGGCACCCGATACGGCGAGTTCGTTGGCGTGTCTCTGGTCGCTCAGAACATCAAGGCTGCGATGCGGCGTAGTGATAACTGGGCGAGGCTCCCGGCTGATGCGCGCGAGGGTTTGGAGATGGTGGCGAACAAGCTGGGGCGCATCCTGAATGGGGATTGCCTCTATGTCGATTCGTGGCGCGATGCCGAAGGGTATCTGAAGCTGGTGGCGGATCGGCTAGAGGCGGTCTCTTGCAACAGATCGACTGATCACGTATCTGAAGATCACCAGCCCGAGATCGGAAACTGAGATAATGAAAGAACGGAAGCCGCCAGTGCGGCGAAAGCCTGAACAGCGTGAAGCCATCGCTCAGGCTGTGATCGATGGAATGGCAGTCGAAGGTCTGTCCTGTTTCAAAGCCTGCGAAGCTGTCGGTGTTCCGATTGGAACATTTATCGGATGGGTGGGGGTTGATCCGGCGCTTGCCGAAAGCTACGCGCGCGCGCGGGAAACGCTGATCGAACGCATGGCGGCTGAGACGTTGGAGATTGCCGATGCGCCTGTTGGCAGCACAGAGCATGGCACAACCGATTCTGGCGCGGTGCAGAAGCAGCGGCTGCAAATCGATACCCGCAAGTGGATGCTGGCGAAACTCGCGCCCAAACGATATGGCGACAAGATCACGTTGGCTGGTGACGAGGCGAACCCGCTCAAGATCGAAGCCATCAGGCGCGTAATGATCGATGACAACGCTAACGATTAACACGCCTCGCTGGTTCAAGCCATTCCTGTCGCCCAGCCGCTATAAGGGTGCGCATGGTGGGCGCGGATCGGGCAAGTCACACGCCTTTGCCGAGGCGGTGATCGAAGCGCACGTTATGGATCAGAAGCGGCGCACGGTCTGCGTCCGCGAGATTCAGAAGTCGCTGGCGCAATCGGTCAAGCGGCTGCTGGAGATCAAGATCGAACAGATGGGAGTGCAGTCCTATTTCGAGGTGCAGGAGTCCCAGATCAAATGCCGGCATGGCGATGGCCTGATAATCTTTCAGGGGATGCAGAACCACACCGCCGACTCCATCAAGAGTCTTGAAGGCTACGACTGCGCATGGGTCGAAGAAGCGCAATCCCTGTCTCAGCGCAGCCTCGATCTGCTGCGCCCGACAATCCGCAAGCCGGGTAGCGAACTCTGGTTCACATGGAACCCGCGCCTCGACAGCGACCCGGTCGATGCGCTGCTCCGTGGCGAAAATCTGCCGCCAGATAGCACCGTTGCCGAGGTCAACTATCGCGACAATCCGTGGTTCCCTGACGTTCTCAAAGCCGAGATGGAATACGACCGAGGTCGCGACCCGGACAAATACAAGCACGTCTGGCTTGGCAGCTACGTTGCGTCCAGCGAGGCCCGTGTGTTCACCAACTGGCGCATTGAGGATTTCGAGGCACCAGCAGACGCAACGCATCGCTTTGGCGCTGACTGGGGCTTTGCGGTCGATCCTACGGTGCTGGTGCGCTGCCACTTGATCGGGCGGACGCTTTACGTTGATCACGAGGCTTATCGCGTCGGATGCGAAATCATCAACACGCCAGAGCTATTCCTGACTGTGCCGGAGTCGGAGAAGTGGCCCATCGTGGCGGATAGCGCCCGGCCAGAGACGATCAGCCATCTCCAGAAGAACGGCTTCCCGCGCATCATGGCGGCTGTCAAAGGCCCCAAGTCCGTCGAGGAAGGCATCGAATGGCTGAAGAACTACGACATCGTGGTGCATCCGCGTTGCCGGCACATGATCGACGAACTCACCCTCTACAGCTACAAAACAGACCCGCTAACAGGCGCTATATTGCCGGTGTTGCAAGATCGTGATAACCATGTCATCGATGCGCTGCGTTATGCGTGTGAGGCTCTGCGGCGGGCGGCACCCAAAAAGGCTGTCGAGGTTACGCCAATGGCAACGATGAACAGGTGGTAGATGGCGCGATTGACCAAAGACCAGCGACTAGCAAACGTCCACCAGCAGGCGCTGATCGACTTTGACAATTGCCAGACCGTCATGCGCGACGAGCGCCTGCAATGCCTGCAAGACCGCCGTTTCTATTCGATCAGCGGCGCACAGTGGGAAGGCCCGCTAGGCGACCAGTTTGAGAACAAGCCACGCTTTGAGGTGAATAAGATTCACCTGTCCGTCATCCGCATCATCAACGAATACCGCAACAACCGCATCGGCGTGAACTTCGTATCGAAGGACGGCAGCAAGAACGATGCCTTGGCCGAGACCTGCGACGGCTTGTATCGCGCCGACGAACGCGACAGCGGGGCCGAAGAGGCTTACGACAACGCCTTCGAGGAAGCTGTCGGCGGCGGATATGGCGCATGGCGTCTGCGCACCGTCTACGAGGACGACGAGGACGACGACAACGACAAGCAGCGCATCCGCATGGAGCCGATCTATGACGCGGACAGCAGCGTATTCTTCGACCTGAATGCCAAGCGGCAGGACAAGGCCGACGCGAAATACTGCTTCGTTATCTATTCCATGACTCGCAAGTCTTACATTGCCGAGTATGAGGACGACCCGTCAACGTGGCCTAAAGACGTTCATCAGTATGAGTTTGATTGGTGTACGCCTGACGTTGTGTTCATCGCTGAATATTATGTCGTTGAGGAAACCCGCGAGACGATCCGCATCTTTGAGACCCTGAACGGCGACGAAGAACGCTATAGTCAGGCAGACTTTGACGCTGACGAAACGCTTGAGGAAATGCTCGCGGCTGTCGGCACCAAGGAAGTGCGCCAGAAGCGTGTCAAGCGCCGCCGGGTGCGCAAGTATCTGATGAGCGGCAACAAGGTGCTTGAGGATCAGGGCTATATTGCCGGTAAGAACATTCCCATCGTGCCGGTGTATGGCAAGCGGTGGTTCGTCGATAACGTCGAGCGTTGCATGGGCCACGTTCGCCTTGCCAAAGACCCACAGCGTCTCAAGAACATGCAGCTTTCCAAGCTGGGCGAGATCAGCGCGCTGTCATCTGTTGAAAAGCCGATCCTCGTTCCTGAGCAAGTCTCTGGGCATCAGGTGATGTGGGCAGAGGACAATCTGCGGAATTATCCGTATCTGCTGGTCAACCCGATCACCGGCCCGAATGGTGAAAGCCAAATCAGCGGCCCAGTGGCATACACCAAGCCCGCGTCGATCCCGCCGGCAATGGCCGCGCTGCTCCAGTTGACCGAGCAAGACATGGCCGAGATTCTTGGCAGCAACCAGCAGGCCGACAAGATGGTGTCCAACATCAGCGGCAAGGCTGTTGAGTTGATTCAGACCCGGCTGGACATGCAGTCTTTCATCTATATGAGCAACATGGCGAAGGCTGTGCGGCGCTGCGGTGAAATCTGGCTGTCAATGGCGCGTGACGTTTACGTCGAAGAAAAGCGCGCCATGAAGTCCGTTGGCGCAATGGAGGAAGTACAGTCCGTCGAACTGATGAGGCCGACCATCGACGCTGAAACCGGCGAGATCGTTTACGAAAACGATCTGAGCAAGGCCACCTTTGACGTTGCCGTTGATGTTGGCCCATCCTTCACCAGCCGCCGCGATGCTACCGTGCGCGCGCTTACCGGCATGATGCAGGTGACGACCGATCCAGAGACGCAAATGGTTTTGCAGTCGATGGCCATCATGAACATGGACGGAGAAGGCATCGACGAAATCCGCGAACATTTCCGCCGCAAACTGGTGACGATGGGCGTGGTCAAGCCCAACGACGAAGAGGCTGAGCAGATGGCGGCGATGGCCAACCAAGAGCAGCCGCCAACCGCTGAACAGCAGTATCTGCTGACGCAATCCGAGAAGGCTATGGCCGAGGTTAACAAGATCAATGCCGAGGCCCAGCGCATCAATCTCGAATACAGCCCAGAAATGATGCAATACAAACAGCAAGCCGAGGCGGTGAAGATCGCTGGCGATGTCGAGAAAAGCCGGATCGGGCTAGAGACGGAAAAGATCAAGGCCGAGGTTGCCAGAGTTAAGGCAATGTCAGACATTGAAGTCGAGCGCGAGAAGTCCCGCGCCGTCATTGAATCGCCAAGGCCGGTTGCCGAAACGGTTCCGCCGGTTATCCTCTTTGATAATAACGGTAGCGTTGGCGAGGTAATTCGGCCAACCATTGCGGCAATGACGAACTTCCTAAACGATGCTACAACGGCGTTCGACAACATCTCTAACACGCAAAACCGCATGACGGAGCAGATGCAAGGCATCGTTGAGAATATCAACAAACCAAAAAATGCTAAAGTCGTGATTCGCAAAAACGCCGATGGATCATACGTTGGCGAAAAGACGGGAGACTAACCAATGGCCAATGCACTCTACCCGAAGTGGAAGGAGCAATTGCTCCAGTTCACCGCAAACAACAACCTGTCGGCAGGCACCGTTAAAGTTGCTTTGGTCGATACTGGTGTTTACACCTACAACTCTGCGGATCAGTTTTACAGTTCAGCTTCGTCGGCTGTTGTAGGAACTCCGCAAACTATCGGGAGCAAGACGTTCGCGAACGGTGTGTTTGATGGTGCGGACGTGTCATTCACGGCGGTAACTGGCGCATCAATTGAGGCGCTTGTGCTGTATATCGACACGGGCAGCGCCGCCACGTCCCCGCTGGTGGCGTACATCGACACTTCGGTCACTGGATTGCCGGTCACACCTAATGGTGGTGACATCACCATCACTTGGAACGCTTCTGGTATCTTTGCTCTCTAACTGAGGGGGCGCAGCCCGTGGCCACATTCTACCTCGACCAAGACGGCGGCAACGACGCCAACAATGGCACGACTTTTGCCTTGCGGTGGAAGACGATCACCAATGGCGCGACGGCAGCGCGTATTGCGCCGGGTGATACCATCAGGATCATGGCCTCGCCCGATCCGACGAGTATGGGCAGCGCAACGTGGACGGTTGGCGGGCGTCCGGGGTCGGGTAACATCTTATCGTCTACTAACGCTTCGCCTATCGTCATAACCACATCAGCCGTACATGGCTTGGTTACGGGCGACTATGTCGTCGTTACAAACCACAGTGGCAACACGAACGCCAACGGTGTTTGGAAAGTTGGCACCACGCCTTCGGCCATCTCGTTTCAAATCCTCCAGATTGACGGCAGCAACACTACGGGCAGCGGTGTTGGCGTTGCGATTGGCAACGTCACCAAAGCCAACAATTTGATCGTCAAAACATCAACGCCGCTGGTGCAAAACATCGCCCTGTGCGGCGGCGCGGGCCAGAAGCCTGCATGGACAGCCAGCGCAAACGTCACGACAGCGCAGAATGGTACGTTTTTTAAAGAGGGCAATTTATCCACCGCTATCAATGTCGCCGCAGGGTTTACGACCGGCAAAGCGGCGTACTACACGTTGCCCGCAACGCTAGACCTTTCGGCCTACCAACAGGTGACGTTCTGGGTGTTCCAGAGTTCTGGTACGCTAACCACGGCTGGACAGGTATATGTGGCTCTTTGCACCGACACCATTGGCAACACGGTGGTGCATCAGTGCAACATCCCCGCACTTGGCGCGAATTCTGTATGGGTGCCGGTCACGGTAAATCTTGGCACCAACCTGAACGCCGCTATTCAGTCCGTGGCATTTTACGTCGTCACTGATCTGGGCGCGCAAGACTTTAGATTGGACAACATCGTGGCTTGCAAAGCCGCATCATCCGCCGACAGCGTGACGCTTCAGTCGCTGATCTCCAAGTCTGACGGCACGGGCGATGAGGCGTGGTACGCCATCCAGAGCATCAACTACGATGTCATCATGCTGGCCAACGCCAACTCCAATACCAGCCAATCCGGCAACATTCGGGGCTACAACGGCGTCACAGAGACGGTGACGACCTACAAGCGTGAGACGACGAAGACCACGCCCGTTAGCGGAGCCTCAATTGCGGTAGCTGAAGCTCTTGATAACGGCTCATCGGGCAATCTCATCACCTACAGTGGCGGGTGGAACCGCACGGATATGTCCACGCAGACAGGCCAGACATGGTACGATGGCAGCAACGGTCTTGGCGTTGGGTTTTTAATTCTTAACAAATTTTTCAACCAGATCGACCGCGTGAACTTTTGCCGTTACGACAGGGGCATCCGGTTTACAAACGTTATGACAGACATTACAGTTGGCTCTGCTTACATTACTGCTTGCAGTACCGGCTTTGTCGTTGACTCAAACACGTCGCGCATTGGTTGCACATCACTGTGGGCTAATAACAACAATAGCGGCATCGCGCTTGCAGGCACAGGCTCAACCATTACAGATGTCAAACTGGTGTCTAATAACTCATCTAACGGTATAGATTTTGGCAACTCGCGGTATAACACAATTGGTTCTATCGTCGGGGGCAACAACACTCCCGGATCAGCTAATGGCGATATACTTTTTAACAATTGCTTTAACTGCACTGTTGGAACAGCGACATTAACCAGCGGCGGCGGAAGCGGAATTGTTAGTGGGATAAATGCGTTTAGTAATTCGGTCAACGGCGGCAGCACTTCAGACCACCCGCAAGGCGTGTTTGTCAATTCTACTTCTGAGTTATATCTTAACAACTTCACAATCAACGAGGTCACAGAAGTTAACACTGGTAGTACCGTTCCGGGCTTTGTCTACGCCAACCGCCTTGACAACACCGACAACAATAGCTGGGTGTTCCAGACCGGCATTGGCACCACCAACCAGCAAACGACGGTTGTGGACAGCCCAGCGACGACTTCGTGGCGGATGCGCCCAACGTCAACCACTGCCAGTGCAACCAGCCCGCTGCTGCTCAAACTGGGTACGGTGGTCTGCGCCGCCAGCAGCGCCGTGACGGTTACGGCCCGTATGCAACGCGATAACACCGGCCTGACCATGCGCCTGATCTGCCCCGGCGGTCAGATCACTGGCGTCTCGACAAGCGTGTCCAGCGACATGACGGCGGCTGCAAACACATGGGAGACGGTCACCATCACGTTTACACCGACGAAGGCCGGCGCAGTGGACATCTACGCCCATGCTTTCGGCGGCACGACATTTTCCGGCTACGTCTGCAACCTCACCGCGACACAGGTCTAACCATGTACGAGATCATCGACCGTGAGCAGGACGACGCCGGCAAGTGGCGCATCCGCGTGGCGATCAGCGGCCAGACCGTGGCGTTTAAGTTCCAACATGACCCCACGGATGACGAGATACAGGCCGAGGCTGCGCGTTACGATGCGATGATGCAGGAGCAGTCAGATGCCGCTCCCAACACGGACTGATGTCCTCACCCTAGACTTTACGGGTGCTGGGCAACCGGCGGCGTATATCGAAGCCAAGGCGCTCAGTCCGTCTTCGGCAACGCTTGACTACACGCTGGCCGGGCAGCCCGTTTATGGCCTGTCAGACGGCGGCACACCAACGCAGAACCTCGCGCCTGCGCTCTTTACAAACGCCAATGCTTTCTACACGGCCACGGTCACTAGGGGTGCAGTCAACCTCGCGCCTGCCCTGTTCACCAATACGAACACGTTTTACGCGACGACGGTCAGCAGCGCCTACACCCTGTCGCCTGCCCTGTTCACGAACACGAACACGTTCTATGCGGCGGCGGTTAACAGTGCATACGCCCTGCTGCCTGCGCGTTTTGACAACACGAACGCGTTCTACACGGCCACGATCACTCCGGGCGCAGTCAACCTCGCGCCCGCGCTCTTCACCAACACGAACGCGTTCTACTCCGCAACGGTCAACGCAGGTGCGGTCACCCTCTCGCCCGCGCTCTTCATCAACACAAACGTGTTCTACTCGGCGACGGTTAGCAGCGGCGGTATTTTGGCTGGCGGCGGCGGTGAAGATGAGCGCAAAACCAAAAGCCAACGCAAGAAGAAAAAGAAAGTTGTCTATCAGGTTGATAACCGCCTGTTCGAAACCGCCGCCGCTGCCGCAGCGTATGCGGCCAGTTTGGAACCGCAAACCGTTGAAACGGCGGTAGACACACCAAAACAACGTAGTATCTTATCAACCGTAAAGATTGATGATAAAGAGCTAGACGTTGAAACTTTAATCCCGGCCAAAGCAACGAAGGAGTTTGTTGCCGATCTGGTTCGGGCTGAAATGAAAAAGGCATTGCGCCAGATCAAACTGGCCAACGACCGGGAAGAGTTAGAGGTGGTATCGATCATTGCGCAAATGCTGTTTAGCGATGATGTGACCATCTACACAGATGTGGTTCCACCCACCACGCAATTTGGGTGAGTTTGACGGGGTATCTATGAGTAAGGCAGAACTGGAGAACGACGACACGCTCGATACGGTAATGATCGACACCGAAGAAACTGGCAGCGCCCAAAATGAGACCAAAGCCGTCTTGGACGATGACAGCGGCGAAGATGATGCCGAGGACGTAGTTGTTTCCATTAACGGGGAATCGCCACCCCAAGAGGAAGAGGTTCGCGCGCCCGAATGGGTTCGCGAATTGCGTAAGTCTAACCGGGAAAAAGAGCGGAAGATTCGCGAACTCGAAGCCAAGCTGACTACCACAGCGACTGAGAACAAGCCGGTCGCGCTGGGTGCCAAGCCTTCGCTAGAGGAGTGCGATTACGATTCCGATCTGTACGAAAGCAAACTCTCCGACTGGTATGATCGCAAACGCGATGCAGATCAGGCCGACGCCCAAGCCCGCAAAGCACAGCAGGCCGAAGCTGACGCATGGAGCGAAAAGCTGGCGTCCTACAACAAGGCCAAGGCTTCGTTGAAGGTGCGCGACTATGAAGAGTCCGAGGCGTTTGCTCAGGACAATCTGACGGTCACGCAGCAGGGAATCATCATCCAAGGCTCGGACAACCCGGCGCTGATTATCTACGCACTTGGCAAGAACACAAAGCGCGCCAAGGAACTTGCTTCAATCTCAGACCCCGTGAAGTTCGCCTTTGCGGTTGCCAAACTGGAGACTCAGTTGAAAGTGACCACTCGCAAAGCATCGACTGCGCCAGAGCGCACAATCGCCAATGGTGGCGGGCGGCTTTCAGGTGCTATCGATTCGACCCTTGACCGCTTGCGCGCGGAAGCCTTGCAGACCGGCGATTTGTCAAAGGTCATGGCTTACAAGCGCGGCAAAAAAACAACCTAACCTTTCGGAGTTAAGACAATGGCTAACGCATTTTCCAAGGAGGAAATCGTTGCTTTCGAGAACATTCTCGAAGGTTTCAACGATGCCCTCATCCTGTCGAAGAACATCAACATCTACAACACTAACGGTGTGACGATGGAACGCGCCCGTGACACCATGTGGCGTCCGCAGCCCTATATTGCTCAGTCGTTCACCCGCACCGTGGGTAGCTCGATTGCCAGCAATATCTCGACCATGACGCAGCTTTCGGTGCCTTCGACGCTTGGCTTCAGCAAGTGCAGCGCATGGCAGATGAACGCTCTTGAACTGCGCGATGCGCTTCAGGAAAATCGTCTGGGCGATGCCGCAAAGCAGAAGCTGGCTTCTGACATCAACCTGTCCGTCATGGACTTGGCTGCTGCTCAGGGTACGCTTGTTGTGCCGATCTCGACTGCCGCTGGTGACTATGATGACATCGCCAAGTGCGATTCGATCATGAACGAACAGGGCGTCATGGCCGGTGATCGCTATCTCGCTCTGTCGAGCCGCGACTACAACGGCATGGCTGCCAATCTGGCAGTTGCTACTCGTTCGTTCACCGGCACCAAGTCGGCAAACGCTTACGAGCGCAGCTTCGTTGGTGAGGTTGCATCGTTCCAGACCTATAAGCTGGACTATGCAAACCGCTGCAACGACAACTCGGCAACCCGCACCATCGCCACCAACGGCTCTCAGGTGCGTTACGTTCCGAAGGCGACCACCACCACCGTTGCCGGTGTTCTCAACGTGGACAACCGCTATCAGACTGTCACCGTCTCTTCGACGACCGGCATTCTGGCTGGCGATGCCTTCACGGTGACCGGCCTTGAGGCTGTGCATCACATCACGAAGCGCAGCACCGGGCAGCTTAAGACGTTCCGCGTCATCTCAATTGTGGACGGTACGTCGATGGTCATCAGCCCGCCGATGATCGGTGCCAACTCGTCGCCGACTGATGCTGAAGAGCAGTATCAGAACATCTATGTTGCTTCGACTTCGGCAACTGCTTCGTTGAACTTCCTCAACATTAACGCTTCGAACATCAACCCGTTCTGGCGCAAGGATTCCATCGAACTGCTTCCGGGCCGTTACGCTGTGCCGGATGGCGCTGGCGTTGACGTTCTCCGCGCTTCGACGGATCAGGGCATCGAACTGGTCATGACCAAGAAGTTCGATCCGCTGACGTTCGAAACCCTCTACACGCTCGACACGTTGTATGGTGTCGTGATGACCAACCCTGAAATGGCGGGCATCCTGCTCTTCAATCAGGCGTAAACTGAGCGGGGGAGGGCTTCGGCTCTCCCCCAATCATTTGAGGGAACGAGCATGAAAAAGCCAACCAAAGCAGCCGCCAAGATCGCAAAGGTCATGGGCGAATACAAAGCGGGCAAACTTCACGCTGGCGTCAATCCAAAGGGGCCGAAGAAGGCACCGATGGCGAAGAATCCCAAGCAGGCCATTGCTATCGCATTGAGTGCTGCCGGTGTTGCCAAGAAAGCCAAGAAGAAGTGACCGACTTTCCCACCATCATGTATCGAACGCCGGGGCCACACCCAAAGCCGCGCGGCGGCACTTACGCATACAAGGGCGCTGCCGATCAGGCAGAGTTTGATGTGCTAATCGCCAAGGGTTGGTTCCCGTCTTACGAGGAAGCGGTGGCGGGAAAGATCGTCGCTGCCGCCGAGGCGCTGGACGATGCGCTTGATGTCGCCTCGCCTCCAACGCGCGACGAACTGGAGGCCAAGGCAAAAGAACTTGGGGTCTCGTTTAATGCGCGGACTTCTGATAAGACGATTGCGGAGCGTATCGCATCGGCTCTGGAGCGTTAAATGTCGCAAGTAGACACCAACCCAAATCGCACGATAGAAGACGCCTATCGCGAACTTGGCATTGAGCGCATTTTGCGCGACAATAGCTATGTTCCATTTGTAAAGCGTATACTTTTCCCATTCAAAGCGCCCGTCGCCATTGACACTGAAGACCCGCAAAAACAACGTGTCATGACGCACAAAATGGAGTATGTAACGGCGGACAATGCCGCATACGCCTATCCTAGAGTTATGGTTGATGAAACTGGCAAACTTCGCGATTATGGTGAAGGCGCATTTGACGAGGCCTTAAAACGCAAAGATTTTATTAGATTCGACACCCCAGATAAAGCGGAGCAATTTACTAAACTTTACAAGCAATACTGGTCTGGAATTGGCTACGAGCCAAAAGCGAGGTAATGGTGGGTTACAGCAAGCGCCAGTTTATCGAAGCGGCCTTCGAGGAAATCGGGCTTGCGAACTATGTCTTCGATTTGCAGCCAGAGCAGTTGCAGAGCGCGCTTCGTCGCCTTGATGCAATGATGGCCGAATGGAACGCGAAGGGGCTGCGCCTTGGCTACTCCATGCCGAGCAGCCCGCAAGACAGCGATCTAGACACCCCGACGTTTGCACCAGACAGCGCATGGGAAGCCATCATCACGAATCTGGCGGTTCGCATTGCGCCGGGCTACGGCAAGGCCGTTGCGCCCGATACCAAGATGGTCGCCAAGAACGCTTACAACACCCTGCTGCAACGCGCCACGTTCCCGCTGGAGCAGCAGTTGCCGGGGACTATGCCGCTTGGTGCGGGCAACAAGCCTTGGCGCTGGGACAATCCGTTTGTGCCGATTCCGGCTGACCCCCTAGACGCTGGGCCTGATGGCCCGTTTGACTGGAGCTAACCAATGCCAACAATTAACCAGCTTCCTACAGTTACGCAGCTTTCGGGCGGCGATCAGTTGCCGGTCTATGTGTCGAATCAGGGCGATGCCCGGCGATCATCTATCACGACACTGATTAGTTACGTTGAGGCAAACTTCGCCAATGTTGTCGCGCAGACGGTCAACACAATCCCGGTTACGCTGGTTCAGCTTCCTACGGCGACCGTAGCGGGTGCTGGAACGCGGGCATTCATCACGGATGGTTCAACCGCCACCTTTGGCGCTACAGTCGCTGGTGGGGGCGCAAACAAGGTGCCGATCTACAGCGATGGCACAAACTGGAAGGTAGGATAAAATGGCTTACATTGATCCCTTTGCGCCTAATTTTGGCTCAAACATTGTTGCAACCCCTGCGGCAACAAGCGCCACTGTTTCAATTGCGCCAAACGACAATTGCATCCGACTGGTAAACACCGGGGCGGCTGTCTGCTATGTCCGCGTTGGTACCGGCACAATTGCTGCGACGACCGCTGATCTGGCTGTACGCAGTGGCAGTGAAGTCATCATCCGCAAGGCGCTGGGCTATGACAAGTTGGCGCACATCTCCGCAACTGGAACCACGCTCAACATTCAGACCGGAAACGGTGGCGTTTAAAAGCCTCAGAGGAATTAGAAGATGATTATTCAGCCGGGCCTTACACAGATCATCACCGATGTGGTCGTTCCTGTCGGGGAATATATCAGCGTTGGCAATGTCGGCAGCGACTCTACTATTGTGCAGATCGCTCCGCTTCAGCCTTACGTTTACGAAAACTTTACCGATCTGGCTGAGCTGTCAAACAGCGCACAGACGTTTGGCCCGTATCCTGTTGAGCGCACTGTCCGCATCATCAGCGGCATTGCATCGGTTGCGCAGTATGATGTCGGAACGCAGCCAGCCTTGCGCGGCTTCCCAACATTGGTGATCGGAAGCGTCTCCGCTGTCAGTCTGGTTGAGCCAGCCGCCACATTCGTAACGCTGACCTACAACAACAACGGCGGCAAGGTTCGTCTGGTAAGTGCTGGCGCTCACGGTCTCACTGCCGCAATTGCAGTTGGCGCAAGCGTCTATGTGACATGGGCAACAGGCGCGGGCGTCAGTGGCCTGTATGCAGTGACAGCGCTTGACGCTGACACGACCGGCGTGGCAATCACCATTGACCTGACCTACGTCCTTGGTCTTGGCACCCCGACTGTTGCAGTAGCGAACACGGAAGTCACGCTGGCATCTGTCACCATCCCCGGCTGGTCGATGGGCGTCGGTGGATCAATGGAGGTCGATGCTCTGTTCACGCTGACCAACAACGCAACGGTCAAGACGCTGGGCATGACATTTGGTGGCAGTGCATTCCTCACAGCCGCCGCCGCAAGCAACGCCAGCGCAAGCGTCCAAAAGATCATATCGAATCGTGGCAGTTCGCAGCTAGTCACAAACTCGGCAAGTTCGGTCGGGCATGGCCTTTCAACTGGTGCGAATGTAACGCTGACGGTTGACGCCACAATCGATCAGGTATTCGCAATCACCGCAAAGCCAGCGACCGCAAACAATCTCATGCGTCTGGAAACATTCAATCTGCAAATTGACTTCTAATGGCGGCCAATGATTCTCGGCTAGCCCGTGCTGGTGTCTCTGGCTATAACAAGCCAAAGGCAACGCCGGGCCATCCGAAGAAGTCACATATTGTCGTTGCTAAAGTTGGCGATAAGATCAAGACGATTCGGTTTGGTGAGCAAGGCGCAAAGACTGCTGGCAAGCCCAAGGCTGGCGAAGGCGAGGCAATGAAGGCCAAGCGCGCCAGCTTCAAGGCTCGCCATTCTGCTAACATTGCCAAGGGCAAGATGAGCGCGGCTTACTGGGCCGATAAGGTGAAGTGGTAGCATCGTGCAAATCCCGATCCTAAACGGCATCTACACGGATAATGGGCCGGATTTCCGCACGGCCTATCCGGTGAATCTTGCGCCTGTGCCACTGGCTAACGGGATTGCCGATGGCTTCCTGCGGCCAGCTGATGGCATCATCGCCAATGGAGCGGGGCCGGGCATTGATCGTGGCGGCATCAACTATGATGGCGTCTGCTATCGCGTGATGGGTTCCAAGCTGGTCAGCATCAGCAGCACTGGGGTGGTGACGATTCTAGGCGATGTTGGCAACGACAACAAAAATGTGACTCTAGACTATAGCTTCGACCGCCTCGTTATCGCCTCCAACCTGAATCTCTTTTACTGGTCGCCCAGTCTGGGGCTGGCGCAAGTCACCGATCCCGATCTCGGTGTCGTGTTGGATACCGTGTGGGTCGATGGTTATTACATGACCACAGACGGAGAGTTTCTGGTAGTCACCGACCTTAGCGATCCGTTCGCCGTCAATCCGCTGAAATATGGTTCATCCGAAGTTGACCCCGATCCGGTGGTGGCGCTGCTGAAGCTCCGCAACGAAATCTATGCGCTCAACCGCCACACCATTGAAGTATTTGATAACATCGGCGGCGACCTGTTCCCGTTCCAGCGGATCGACGGAGCGCAGATTGAAAAGGGCGTTGTCGGCACCCATGCCTGCTGCATCTATTTGGAGACCTGTGCGTTTCTGGGCGGCGGCTTCAACGAAGCGCCGGGCATCTATCTTGGCGCAAACGCTACGGCCAACAAGATCAGCACTCAAGAGATCGACACGATCTTGCTGGACTACACCGAGGATCAGCTTTCGGGAGTCAAGCTAGAGGCCCGCAATGAGCGGGCGCACCAGTATCTGTATATCCATTTGCCAGATCGGACATTGGTGTTTGATGGCGAGGCCACAAAGGCGCTCAATCAGCCCGTGTGGTTTATCCTGACGAGCAGCCTTGTCGATTACAGCCAGTATCGCGCGCAGAACTTTGTCTGGTGTTATAACAAGTGGCTGGTCGGCGACCCGGCATCGTCAGCAATCGGCTATTTCGACATCAATGTTTCGACGCATTGGGGCGCTAATGTGCGCTGGGAGTTTGGCACCACGATCATCTACAACGAAGGCCGTGGCGCAATCATTCAGAATCTTGAACTTGTCAGCCTGACAGGCTCAGTTGCATTCGGCACCGATCCGACGATCAATACGTCCTACTCGACTGATGGCCAGACATGGAGCCAGCAGAAGTTCATCAACATCGGCACCGCAGGAGAGCGCGCAAAGCGTCTTGTGTGGTTCCAGCAGGGATGGATGCGTAACTGGCGCATACAGCGGTTCCAAGGCACCTCACAGGCCCATATGTCGTTTACTAGGCTAGAGGCGGCCATTGAGCCGCTGGCGTTCTAATGGCCGTTCAACGTCTCAATCTGACGCGCGATCAACTTGCTTCGTTCTTGCAAGACTTCGAGCAGATCAAGCAGTTTGAAAAGCTATTCTCGACGGTTGATACAATCAACACAGTAACGCTTGATGAGATCAGCGTTTCGGCTGGAAACGCTATGGCGTCGGCAACCGAGGCGCTGTCAACTATTGAGGTTATGAAGTCCATATTAGAATATCTTGACCGCGCTCCGGTGGCAGCAACGCAAGAGCAAATCGCGGCATTGCAAGATAAGATTACCGCGCTTGAGCAGTTGCCGCCGCCAAAACAGGCCCGCACACCGCGCTATGGTTCATTCTACGACACGACAACGCAGACGGCAGCCGCCATCAATACGGCGTATGCCATGACGTTTAATACGACCGATTTGTCGTTTGGCGTGACGAGAGGTAGCCCAACATCGCGTATCTTTGTGGATCGGCCCAACGTCTACAACGTGCAGTTCTCAGCGCAGCTAGACAAGACCGCTGGCGGCGTTGCTCTTATATGGGTATGGTTACGCAAGAACGGCGTGAACGTGCCAGACAGCGGAGGGCAGATTCGCCTTCAAGGCAACAACGCCGAAATTCTTGCGGCTTGGAATTATATCATTCAGTTAAACGCTGGCGACTATATTGAGTTGATGTGGGAAGTAGACGATACATCGGTTATTATATTGGCCGAAGCGGCGACCGGCATACACCCATCAATTCCTTCGGTCATTCTGACTGTGACCGACAACATAAGCTCTATGGAGACCTGACATGGCTGTAGTTACACGGGTTCTTATCCCAGCAAAAATTGCTGAAAACGTGCAGACAACTCAATATACTGCGACGAACGTCACCGCACTTATTGATAAGTTCACGGCTACAAACTACAGCGCAACGGCGGCAACAATCAGCGTCAACATCGTGACGGTTTCTGGCAGCGCGGGCAATGACAACTTGATTGTCAAGACCAAAACGCTTCAACCCGCCGAGACTTACACCTTTCCCGAATTGGTTGGTCAGGCTATCGCATCTGGCGGGTTCATAAGTACGTTGGCTGGCACAGCGTCCGCTATCAATATACGCGCGTCGGGTAGGGAGATCGCATGATGAAAAAGCCTGTTATCGTGTTTGGTGGCTTCAATGGTTTGCAGGAAAGCGAGCCGTTCATCACCGCGTCTGAGAACAAGAGGAACACGCAGATCGTCATCAACGATTGGATGCTTGGCCCGGAAAAGCCCAGCAACGAACCCGGCGCGAATGCCCCGTATTGGATGGCGTTAGGCAAGGCCATGCAAGTCGATCAAGCCGAAGCACGGCGTCGGCGTTGCTCCAATTGTGAGTATTACGACAACAGCACTTTGACGCAGACCAAGATGGAGCGAATCCCGCGCAACCAGTGGGACGAGGGCGCTGGCTTCCGTGGCTATTGCAACAAGTTTGACTTCATCTGTCACGATCTGCGGTCGTGTCAGGCGCAGGAGGAACGGGAGTTTGAAAGCGACGAGGATTAGTGTAAGGTGCAGCCACCGAGCGTCATTGAGCAGCCGGTGGCTCAGTCTGAAAGGACAGAATGACATTCGAGACCGCCTTGGTATGTGATAAAACGCCAGACGATCAGATGATCGTGCTGGGCGATAAGTTTTGTGAAAGCGATATCCAGCGGCTCGAAGGCGAGTTTCTACGGCACCAGCAGGCCGATTGCCCGGTCACGCACCGCTTCGGCCCCGGAATCTATATCCGCGAGATGGCGGCTAAGGCTGG